CATCTTTCTGTACGAAGTGTGGGTAGGTTGGTGTGTTCATAAGCCGAATGCTGTTTTCAAGAAGTTGCGGATTTGTGTTTTTGTGGGTTGCTCGGTGGCGATGACGATCCATCGGCCATCGGGAGAGTCGTAGGCGGCGAGCATGGGGAAGGCTCGGGCGGCTCGCATGATGATGTCGATGTCGGGTGCGCCGATATCGGAGACGGGGAAGATGTCGAGGATGGGGCTGGGTCTGCGTTTTTTTGGTTTGTTGGTGGGGGCGACTGGTGGGCGGTGGACTCCGTAGATCATAGGGTTTCCTTTTCAAAGACGGCCCAATACTCGTCGTGGCGAACCCAGCGGTAGCCTTGGGCGAGGAGGTCGCGGAGGGCTGCGGTGGTGGCGTCTTCGGAGATGTAGGCGTCGGGGTTGGTGAGCACTTGCAGGGCGGAGGCGACTTCCTCCATCGGCAAGGTGGCGTATTGGTATTTCTTGGGGGTGGGCTTGGCGTTGAGTTGCTTGAGCTGCTCCACAAGCGCGGGCAGCGTGGCGTCCACAAGCCGGACGCCTCGGATGGTGTTGAAGAAGTCCATGTTATTGTTGATAGGGATTGACCACAGAGGACACGGAGGACTCGGAGGGAGAAGGTGTTTGGAGGCTGACCCTCACGACATCTTGCTCGTAGTGTTCGGGCACATCGAACTCGTGCCCGACATGGAATGTCTCATTCGCTTGCTCGATTGCGGCTTCTCGCGACACGGCTTCGATGGTGAATGTTTTTATGATTGTGGCTTTTATGGTGACTTCGTAGGTTTTCATATTCCTCTGTGTTCTCTGTGTCCTCTGTGGTTAATTATGTGGTTAATCATGCTGTGATTTTTCTATTGAAGATGCCGAAGGGCATGGGGATGGCGGCGGAGGGTTTGTGGGTGGATGTGGTTGGTTTTTTGGTGGTTGTGGATACGGGGTGGTCGGTGCGGTGGTGTGGGGGGATGAGGCGGATGAAGCTGGCGAGGCCTCGCCATTGGGCGCGGAGGATGTCGCCGAGGCGGTGCATGGTGAAGGGGTCGTCGCGGTGGTAGGATTCGGCTTGCTTGGTGAGTATTTTGCGCAGGTTGCGGCGGCGCAGTCCGGTCTTGATCTGGTGGGAGGCGGCGCGGAGTTTGCGGCGGGCTTGGCGGGTGGGCAGGATGCCGGTGGGAGTCGCGGCGATGCCGGTCACGATGCGGTGTCCGGCGCGGGCGTGCTGGCGTGTCGTCTTGTCGGCGTTGATCTTAAAACCATGCGCGGCGGCGAGGGCAGGGATTTCTTTGAGAATCCTCGCGGCGACGGCCTCGCTGTTGCAGGAAAAGGTGAGGTCGTCGGCGTAGCGGGTATAGACAAAGGCGGGGCCGCGACTGCCGAGGATACGGCGCTTGGGGGTCAGCGACTCGCGCAGAGCGATCACGGCGGCATCGAATGGCGCAGCGGCGATGTTGGCGATGGCGGGGCTGGTCGGCAGACCTTGGCGGGCGGCTCCGTCGGGGAAGCAGTTCTGCCTATACCAAGTGCGTGCAATGATTTTCGGCGGGTCTGGCAGCATTTCCGATGTTACCGAGTCGAAGAAATCCTCGAAGTCGAAGTGCAGGGTAATCTGCCAGTCGCCGACATGGGCGAGGGCGTTGGTCACGATCGAGCGGCCTGGCATGAACCCGTGGGCGACTTTGTGTGTGTCGAGGTCAATGGCTTGGTCATTCAGATGGTGGACGATGCCTTTGAAGAGAGGCTTATCTCTCGGGCTGGGGCAATAAATCGTGCGGAACTTGCCGTTGCCTTTAGGGATTTTTGTGATTTTCATTACTTTCTGTAAGCGAGTTCATCCATGAAGTTTTCTTTAGCTTTCTCGTGTCGCTTTTTGCTTTCGGCGATGGAGTGGGCGAGAAGGAGCTTGTTGGCGTTGGGCTTGAATCGTGGCGCGCTTTCGGGGTCGAATTCGCGTAGGTTGTAGTGGCGGACATTCACAGGCTTAGGGGCGGCGGTGCCTCGAAGCTGTTTGTTGATCCAGTTGTTGAGGGTGATTGCGGATTGCACGCAGAGATCCTGGCGGGACTGCCCTCGGGGACAGGTGCGCTTATTCTCGGCTACGAGGCGGCCATTGGCATCGTTGATCCAGAGTCCGTAGCGTGCTCCGTCGAGCCACTTGGAGGTGTCGCAGGAGGTAACGAATGGGTCTAACTGCATGATGGCGTCGAGCCAATTTAACCCGAGGATGTGGAAATGCTCGCCCCAGCGTTGAGAGAGGGAGAGCAACTCGGCGAGGGCGCCCTCGTCCTTGGCTCGCATCCACGGCACGCATCCGCCGATCGCGATAAGATCCGCTTCGGGGGAGTTCATCTCTCCGAGGAGTTGGGCGTCTTCTTTATTATACTGGCGTCGGGTTTGCGCCCATTCGACTAAGGCTTCGAGATGGTCGATGCGGCCGCCCCATTGCCATACAGGGATGATCTTGCCTGTCCAGTGATAGTATTCGCCCCACTTGCCGTCAAACTGGAACCATTCGCGGATGTTTTGCCAGCGATCCCATGTTTCCTGCGGATCGCCAAGCACATCTGGCATCGTGATGAAGGCGAGCTTGCGGACGGCTGCGGCAGTTTTTTTCTTCCCGTCGAATTCGTGGAAAAGTGGCGATTCGGAGAGGTGCAGGGTGTGGTTGATTTGCTCGGCCCATAGGTCGAGATCGGTGATGGGGGTTTTCAGCTTCCATTGTCGATAGGCTCCCGAGTCTATGGCTACGCTGGCGGCGGATTGGTGCCGCACATTTTTCCAATCGTGGGGGTCTGCGAGGAGTTGCGAGATATCGGCTCGGGCAAGCATTTCGGCTTCGCTGTTTCCGGCGATGCCGGAGAAGTAGATTTTCATAATGTATTTATGGCGTGATTATTCCAAGGTTTGGCTCAAGTTCTCTTTTGTAACACTCAACCATTGCTGTGCTGAGGGCTGTTTCTGGTGTCGGGGCAAAATGAATTCTCGTCTCTTCGGATTCATAGTCTGGAGTGCCGTTTTTGCAGTAAACATGGCAGAATTTAATGCCCCGAAGTGGTCGGCCTTTGGAGGTTGTTGGGAAACTTGACTCCCCAACCCAAAATGTTGTTGCCCAACCATTCGAATACCCGAAAAGAACACGCTCGGGATCGTCTTCGTGCAGTATTTCCATGTCGGCGCATAGCACTGGCAGTTCATCGCACAGCATTTGCGCAAGTTTTTTTAATTTTTTGATCATTGATTGTTTTTGTTAAATGTTTTGCGCGCGGGGAGTGGTCGCAGATGACCGGAGCCGCGTCAGGCCGAGTTCCGGGCGGGGTTGGGCAAGCCCGGAGACGAAGCGCAGACGCGGGCCGGTCATGGCACTGGGTGTCGGAGAGTTTAGCGCGCACGGGGTAGTCGCGAGAACCACGGCAGGCCGCCAGAAAGCTCGGCACGAGGGGGTTGGGAAGGCTCGTGCCGCCTTAATGGTGTCCAGAGTAGTTCGAGGACTGTGCGCGGTGAGTTTTTGGCGCGCGGGAGTGGTCGCAAAGAAACCAGGTGCGTCCGATTCTGTGGTTCGAGTGGGGTTGGGTAAACTCGTATCAGTGAATCTGACAAACCTGTCGTTTCGCCTGCATCTACTCGGTGCGCGTTATCGCTGGCCGGGCGAATCGCCTCGGGGCTGGCTCATCCGATAAAAAGCCGACTACTCCCGCACGCGCGGGGAGCCATGTGGGGCGTTCGGCCTTGCCTGTCTTCGGCATCCCCTTGCCTCTCAAGGAGGCAGCCCGCAGTGGGCAATACGGGCAGGGGTTGCGTGGACGCGGCGGAGGCTTTACTGGCCTTGCTGGCTACCGAAAGTGTTATGAATTAACCACAGAGGACACAGAGGACACGGAGGGGCTATGCCGAAATAAAAGAAGCGGTAAGTGCCACTTGATTTTCTCCGTGCGCTATTTGGGGGAAAGCTCGTCCCACAGCGGTTGGTTCAGGAAGGGAAGTTCCATGCGTTGTCGTGCGGGTTCCCCCCTTGGCTTTAATGAAATGCGCCTCGCATTGCCAAGCCCCATAGGTATTGCCATCCTCATCGAGTATGACAACTCCCGTGCAGTTTGGTATAACAAGATACTGAGTTCCTTTTAGTTTGAAGGTTCTAAATGTTTTCATTGGGTATTCGTTCTACAGCGCCGCAAGCTGGGTTTTGAGCTTGGCGAAGGTGGCGGGGTAAATTTGGGTGATGTCTGGGGCTGGGGGTATGGTGAAGTGGGCGATGAGGCTTGCCAGCGGGTGTCGGGCATGGATGCCGTCCTCGTCGGGCAGGCTGGTGTGGCAGAAGGTGTGGATGCGGGCGTGGTCATCGGCGATGTGGATGACGAGTTCGTTGCCGGTGATTTGGTCTTCCTCGGCGACGCCGTGCATGGTCTGGCGGTCGATGATGTGTGAGGTCGGCGAGTCTTGGCAGACAACGCGGTAGGTCGAGCCTGCGGTGAAGGAATCGTCGAGGTCGGTGCGGCAGGTGATGTGGGTGACTTCATCGAGCCAAGCGATGCGTTGCTCCTCGTTGAGCGGCATGAAGGGGGCGGTGCGGCGGAGTCGGGCGCGGAGTATGGCCTCGATCGCGGTGCGTAGCTCGGGGCTTACGCTCTCCTGCTCGCTGTGCAGGAGAAGTTGCAAGAGCTTGCGTGTCTCGGCCATGAGCACGAGTTCCGCAGGCGTCTTGCCGCTCAAGGCGGATCGGCGCGCAGTGGCGATCGTGCCGTTTTTGCGGAGCCAGTGGGTGTGGGGCATAGGGAAGTTTTAAGTTTTAAGGATGAAGTTTTCAGTTTTTGCGAGTTTGGCGGCGTATTTCTGGAGCATGAGGTCGAGGCTCCAGTAGTAAGACCACCCGCCCACTTCAACATGGTATCCGCCTGGGCATTCACGGGGTATGCGGTTGATCGTTTCCACTGCCTGCGTGGCCTCTTGCAGTGAAGTATCACCGAGGCGGATTTGCTGTTCTGTGCCGCACTTTCTGCATTTGGTCGTCCAGATATATCCGTGCTCGTTGTGGTGGGATAGCTTTCCGTTTTTCATAAATTATTCAACCACGGAGGACACGGAGAACACGGAGAGGATTTTTATTTTATACTCCGCGCATTTTTGTTTTGTTTCTTCCCAGTCTTCTTTTAAGATGACTTCATTCCAAACTCTGCCGGTGTCTTTGGATTCTAAGGTTAATTCCAGCATAGTTTTATATTGTTGCAAATGGGTTGCTGTGGATGGAGCGCAGGTAGCGCTCGTAGTGGAGGCAGGCGTCGCGGCGGTCGGCAAGTTGTTGCCTCTCGGCGGGATCGGTTTCCGCCTCCCAGCGGCGCTGGAGGCTCTGCCACTCGGCTTCGACGCGCTCCAGTTCAAGCTCCTCGGGGTCGAGGTCGTCGTTAATGATTCGGCTCATTTCAGGGTTCCCAGGTGTAACTCGCGGAGTATCGTCCACTCCATATTTCGTGCTTGCTCCTCGCGGTAAAGCTGGAGCAAGCGAATGACGCCGATCATGATCGTGTCGTCTGGGTTGCGAAATTCTTCGACGAGACCCGCGATACTGCCGAGTTCGATCGACCTATCACGCATGATGTTAAATTCTTCTTCTGTGAGAGTTATGGATTTCTCCGTGTTCTCTGTGTGCTCTGTGGTTATATTCATGCGGCTTTTGCGATTTTGCGGGTTTTGGTTTCGGTGGCGGTGGGTTTGAGCGAGGCCTCGGTGGCGCGGCCTTTGAGTCGGTCGCGGCGGGCTTGGATGGCTGCGCCCATGGTCTTGGAGGTGGGGGTGGAGTTGGCGAGGGAAGCGAGTGCGTCTTCGGTGGTGGGTGGACGGAATCCGTCGTTGAGGGCGATCGTCACGGCGTTGCACCACACTTCTTCGATCTGGCGACCGGAGTAGCCTTCGCTGGCTTCGGCGAGGCGTTGCAGGTCGAATTCTTCGGGGTTCCAAGGAGTCGTTTGTTTTTGGCGAAGCATGGCGATGTGGATGCGCCAGATGGCGAGGCGCTCTTCGTGGTGGGGGAGGTCTACGAGCCAAGTCTTTACGCGGTCGATCACGGGGTCTGGTATCTTGTCAATATCATTCGCCGTGAAGACATAGAAGATGCCCTCGGAATGGTCTTGCATATCTTGGATGATGGACTTGATGACGCGATCGGTGGTGCCTCCGTCGGTGCTGGAGCCGGAGCCGGAGAAGAGGCCATCGACTTCATCGATCCAAAGCACACAGGGGGCTACGGCTTTGGCTGTGGCGTGGACGGTGCGCCAGTTCTGCTCGCTTTGCCCGACAAGGGATCCGAAGAGATTATCTGCCTTGAGACGCAGAAGAGGGACGCCGAAGATCATGCCGCAGGCTTTGGAGAGGAGTGACTTGCCAGTGCCGGGGTGTCCGCAGGCAAGGAATCCGCGTGGAGGTTGAGCGCCGAAGGCGGCGGCAGCCTCGGTGTAAAGGTGGCGGTTGTTGGTGAGCCAAGACTTGAGATTCTCCAAGCCGCCGATGCCGTCGAGAGTGGTGGGGTAGTCCACAATCTCCAAGATGCCGTTTTTGCGGATGGTGTTGGCTTTTTCGCGCTGGATGATGTCGGGCCGTATGTCGCCTGTCTCCACGATGGAGAGAGCGAAGGCGTCCTCGGCTTCTCCGGTGGTGAGGCCAGAGGCAGCGGCGAGGAGCGGTGTGAGATCCTCGGGGAGCATGATGTCCGCGCTCTCGGCGATGGAGCGGAGCACGATGGCGAGGGATTCGCGGTCGGGCAGGCTGAACTCGATAGGGGTAATGAGCTTGGAGCAATCGACAGGAATCTTTAGCTCGGGGGCGAGGATGAGGAGGGTGATGCCGCGTGCCTTGCCTTGGATGAGGGCATCCTTGAAACGGCGAATAAGCACGGCATAGCCTGGGAAGTCGGGCGTGAGGAAGAGGTGGAAGTCACGCAGGAGCAACAGGCTGTTATCGGGCATGGAGGCCACGGATTCGAGGATTTCCACAGGGTCGGTGATGCCTTCGACTGTGCCTGCCATGACTTCGTGGCGGCCTTTGGCGATATCCCACGCAAAGAGGAGTCGGTCTGTGGCAGCGGCGGCCTCGGCGATGGTGCGCTCGATGCGGGCTTCCTCGTGGCTCACGAGGTAGAGGCAGGGGTAGCCTGCTTTGAGGTAGTTGGTGATACGGGTTAGCATAGAAGTTTTAAGTATGAAGGATGAAGTAAAAATCCTTACAATAAGGATTTTGTTGCTGCTGACATGATGCGGTCTTCGGTGCAGACCACGATGTAGATTAGGCCTTCGGGTGGAGGGGGTATGGTGGGTTTTTCCATAACCTGAGTCCGATAGGCATTGAGGGTTTCGACCGGGGTGGCAAGGGTGAGAGCCGGTATGCAGCCAGCGGCGAGTTGTTTGTCGCGATTGGCGATGAGGTTCTCGGTGGTCTCGTGCGCCTCGGCCAGTTGGAATGCCAACGGGTCGGTGAGATCGAGCACCCACAGGACATTGTTCTCGCCTGTGCAGGCAAGTTGGGCAATGTCGATGTGGTATTCGAACAGCGCGGCTTGGCGATGTGTCATAGTTTCATTTTTTAGAAAAATCCTTACAATAAGGATTTTGGAATTACGGCGATGACCTTGCAGAACTGATCTTCCCAGCTTGGCACGCTGATCTGGATGGTGCGGTAGGGGGTGAGTCGGTGCTGGTTGGCTTCGCCTTGGTCTATGGCGAAAGCGTGGATTTTGCCTTCGTGGAGGAAGTGGGCGAAGAATCGGTGATCTTGCGGGATGGCAATGGCTTCAAATATCTTCACTGAAGAGGAGGTTGCGATCATGCCTTTACTCGCTGGGCTTGGGTGGTGGTGCCGAGGGCGTAGTATTCCGGCTTTTTCTTGCGCGCTTTTTTGAGGCCGAGGGCTTCTTCGATTTCTTTCGTGGCCTGCTCACAGGCTCCACCTCGGAAGCCAGTAGCTTCCACGGTGACTGTGCCTGCGGCATCAATAGTGACTTCAATGGATCTGTGCATAATAGTATTTCTGTGGCTAAGGTTGCGGCTGCGTGAACCGACATACGGATGATGCGGTCTTGATCTTCGGGGCTAAGGCCTGGAAGAAGGGTGCGTTGGTTTGACATGGGAGTTTTAAGTTTTAAGAATTAAGTTTTAAGTTTTTAACTCCTCTGTGTTCTTTGTGTTCTCTGTGGTTAAACTGAGATTTGGAGTTTGATGGTGTCGCCGACTTGTTTGCGGGTCACATAGTAGCCCTTGGCCTTGGCGGCTGCGGTGGCGGTGTGGACTCCATACATCTGCTTGAGCTTGGTGAGACCGTCGCCGAAGTGGGAGCGGAGCTTCTCGCCTGGCCCCCAGAAGTCGTAGAGGAGTGTGTAGGTCTTGGGCTTGGCGGGGTTGCGCACGACGCCGATCTGGTAGGTCGTGCCTTTGAGGCCGATGGCGTGCTCGCACTTGCCGAGCATATCCTGGGTGAACCCTGGAGGCAGTGGGAAGTCGCCGACATGGCGGCCATACCACTCGTAGTTTTTCTTGTCTCGCAGGAAATTGCCGCCCATTTCTTGAATGGCGCTTTCGAGCGCGGTGAGGTTGCTGATCTCGATGTCGATGTTTGTTACATGGCTCATATATTAAGAGTTTTAAGTTTTAAGGATTAAGTTTTAAGTTGGTTTAGAGCGGCGAGTTGGGCTTCGGCGCTGGCGGCTTGGTTGCGTGTTTTGAATGTGGGCTGCTCGGCAAATGGTCGGGGATCGCAGACGATTCGCCATTTGCGATCGGCGTAGTTTCTTGATACGCAACCGACAGCTCCAGATGGATAAATGATGTTTAAGACATACCATCCGCCGTGTCGCCATGGCGAATAGATGAATGAGGATGTGTTCATTTTAAGTAAAAATCCTTACGATAAGGATTTGTCGAAATACTCGCGTTCCCAATCCAAGCAGGCTTGGCGGGAGGGGTGCGAGTATTCGGCGGTGTCGGCGTGGGGATCAAAGCGCACTTCCCATTCTTGGGTGTGCTCGTTGAAGTCGATCCACGAGGCGCGCTGCGTGCGGCAGTGGCCGAGGCTTTGCAGGGGGATGGCGTCGGTGTGGAGGCAGGTAGCGGTGGCGTCGGGTGAGAAGGTGATGGTCATAAGAGTTTTCAGTTTTCAGGTTGAAGTTTTAAGTTACCGCTTCCCATCGTGTGGATTTCCAGGCTTGCTTCGGCGGGGTTGAGGAGGCCGTGGCGGTGCCAGATCCTGGTTGCCTCCGCAGTGACCTCGGTGCTGTTTTCAGCATTGATGGAAAATCTTTTGATAATTGTCGCCTTGATGGTTACTTCATAAGGGGTTTTCATTATTTTTTTCTTCTCCGTGTTCTCCGTGTCCTCCGTGGTTAAATTCTTGTCTGGGCGACAATGGCGTTGCTGAGTATGGAGATTTCCTTGCGGAAGTCGTGGAGGATTTCGCCGTTGGGGAGGCGGATGGCGAGGGCGAGGCGGTTGCCGCGTGGCACGAGGATGGGGATGCCGCCGTGTTTCTTGGCGAGGAGGATATGGTCGCGGTCGAAGGTGACGGAGGCTGTGCCTTGGAGCTTGCGTGGGATGGGGAGTGGGTTTTTTACAGGCATAGGAAGAGAAATTCCCTGGCGAGGGTCTTGAGGCGGCAGAGTTGGTGGGGCGTGAGCGGGATATTGTCGGCGGCGGATTCGAGGGCTTGGAGGTCGGGGCCGCTGGGGATGTGGATTTTAAGCACACGCTGGGCGGCTTCGGCGTGGAGGGTGGCGAGTTCCTGCTCGGCAATGCGGAGTTGGCGTTGTAGCTCGGCGACTTGGGTTTCGTTGGCAAGCATCTCGGCATGGAGGGCTTGGTTCTCCATCACGAGGCTGTCTATTTCGGTTTTGAGGAGTGCGGTGGTGCTCATAGAGTTTTAAGTTTTAAGCATTAAGTTTTAAGTAGCTTTGGTTATGGCTGCCTTGGCTTTGCGGATGGCTGTGAGCCAGTCGGTTTCATCGCATTCCGTGCCTTGCTGGATGGGCAGGCGTTCGCCGATGGCGCGGAGCATGATTTCCAAGCAGGAATCGAGGGCGTCCAAGAGATCGGGGCAAGCGGCGACCAGTTTGGCGTCGGCTTGGGCTTGCGGGCCACAACCGAAAACATGGGCGATTCCATCGGATTTTCCATCGTCGGGCGCGATTCCGATGCTGTGCGCTACTCCAGAAATGGCCCATGGGCCGGGCGTGTGAGTCTTCATTTTTCTCCTCCGTGTTCTCTGTGTCCTCTGTGGTTAATCATGCTGCTTTGGCGATTTTGCGGGTGGTGGCTCCGAATTGCAGGGCGATGCCTTGGGCGTGGGCGGCGGCGAGTTGGCGGGTGGTTTGGTTTTTCCGCATTTCCTCGGCGCTGAAAGTGAGTCTCTGCCTTGCCTCTTTGGCGATATCGGCAATGATCGGGTCGTTGGTGATATTCAACGCCGGAATGCGGTCGAGGTATTCTTGCAGCTTGGCGAATGGGCCTTTGCGGTTCTCGCTGTCCACGATCGGCCCGTCATTGGCGAGGGATTCGGCGGTGTCGCCGATGAGTCCGAGGAGGGTGCGGAGGACTTGGTTGCGGATCTGCGAGGTGGTGTTGGTGAGTCTCTGCTCGTATTCATCGGCGAGGCGCTTGCCGAGTTCATCGGTGAGTTGGTCTTTGATGAATTGGTTTGGCTCGGGCATGGGGAGTATGGCGAAGGTGAAGCGGAATTTGCCTGCCAGTGTCTCGCGGGTGGGGTAGTCGGCGATGTTGAACGCGCCGTTTTTGTCGTAGCGTTCCTGCTCCAGCCAGACATCGTATTTATCGAGCCAGTCTTGGGTGAGCTTGGCGTGCTCGACGGCCATTTCCTGCATGAAGGTGAGCCAGTTTTGCTTCTCGCCCTCGGTGCAGACGCGGATAGCGCCGATGGCTTCGAAGGTCATGTTGGAGTGGTATTTCCGCACCTTGCCCTCGAAGCTGGTGTGGGGCTTGAGGCTGTCGCCCCAGAGCTGCTTGACTCCTCGCACGGCATTGCTGCCGGTGGAGTAGGACTGGATGAGGTGAGCGGTGAGTTCGTCGTCGGTCTTGCTTTGGCCGGGGTGGCCGAAGCTGGTGGTGGCTTGCCAGAGTGTGGTTTTCATAGAGTTTTAAGGATTAAGTTTTAAGCCTCGCAGGGTTCCTCTTCTTCCTCGCAAGGCGCTTCGTCGGGTTCGGGGTTTGCGGCGGGTGGTGGTGTAACTCTCACGGGCATGAGGATATGGGTGTTCTGCTTGACTCCGGTGATGCGGGCGGGGTGCAACCCGTCGAGGTAGCTGAAGGTGTCGCCGCCGTTTTCGAGGGCGTCGATGAGGAACTGGGTGTTGAAGGCGATATTCTGCGGGTTCCCTGTGAGCACGGCGGGCTGCGTGAAGCTGCCGATGGTCACTTCGTCTTTGCGGAGGTGGAATGTGATGCGACCTGGGGACGGCTCCAGCAGGGTGCTGCAGAGTTCCTTCTTGCGGCCAGCGACGAGTTTGTTGATCTTGCGGAGGTTGGCCGCTGCGTCTTGGTTATTGAATCGCACCGAGTGGTTGGTGGGATCTGGCATGACTTGTCGCCAGTTTGGGTATCGCCCATCCAAGAGTTTTGAGAAAATCCTTATTGTAAGGATATTCTCTGTGGCTACGAAGGCGATGTAGCGGCTGGGTAGATGCACTACTGGCTCATCTGGCGATTCTTGATCCTTGGGGCGCTCCAAGCTGATCGAGGCGCGGGGCGGGATCATGCGGCACGCGGCGTAGGGGATCGTGACCCCATCCACTTCGAGGGGCGAAAACGGCTCGGTGTGCAGTCGCCGCCCATCGGTGGCGACGAGAATCCCTTCTTTGTCCCAATGGACGCTGTTGAGGATATAGCGCGTCTCGTCGGTGCTGGCGCACCGCATGAGGCGCTTCATGGCATCGAGGTCGATCTGGCCGCTGACGGGCATCCAATCCACCTCGGGCAGAGGGGGAAACTCGTCGGCGCTCTCCGTGGTGATCGGGATGGTGGACACTTGACTACCTATGGTGAGCTGGATGCTGTCGCGGTCGAGTTGCAGGAAGGTGGCGGCATCTGCCGACGCGGCGGCATTGGCCAGCACGCCAGCATCTACGAGGAACGACCCCGCATTTTTGGCGCGGAGGGCGGAGAGCTTGCTGCCGGATGTCGGCACGCTTGCCGCGACGGCTTGCTCAAGGTTGGTCGCGGTGAATCGGGTTTCGTGGAGTCCCGGCTCGATATGCACACAGGCCAGCGCGGGCAATGTGGGGCGGGTATTTACGGCTCGCTGCAAGTGCTTGCAGGCGATGAGGAGGTGGTCTTTGTGGATGGTAATCATGATCTTGTAATAAGGATGGTGAAGAGGATCAGCAGGGCGGCGAAGACGGCAGCCAGCCGGAAGAACCGCGCCTTGGCGGCGCGGATCTCCTTGGCGGCGCGTTGCTCGCGGTCTTCCCAGAGGATGTCGGAGAGGTGGCGCATTTCAGTTTTCAGTTTTCAGTTTGAAGTTTTAAGAGTTGGAACGAAGCGGAATTAAGTTTTAAGGCTTAATGTAAGCGTTCACGCCGATGGTGACTGGCTTGCCGTTCACGATGGCGGTCGGCATGACTTGGTTGCCGCCGGTGGTGGCGACCACGAGGGTCTTGCCCGAGGAGGACGGGCGGGGCGATTGAAGCGGTAGGCGGATGATGAGGGTGTTGTTTTCGATGGTGGCTGACATGGTTTTGGTGTTGTTGGGTTTGCTGCTGGATTGACCACACAGGACACAGAGGACACAGAGTGGTCGGAAAGGGGATTCCCTGGGATTGTTGGTGGTGTATTCTGCGTGCCCAGGGTCACGCAGCGCAGGCTCCGCCTGCGAGGGTATTTAGACGAGCCACGCACGGGTATCCCGTGCGATCGCTAAATTAAAGTGGAAGCAATGCTTTCCCTCCATATATCAGGCGCTTGCTGCACAGCGGGTGGAGGTGTGGGGTGGACTTGGCGGATCCACTTGGCATGGTGGAGGGGCCAGAGTGTGTCTTGACCGGGCGCGAAAAATCCCAAGTCTGGACGGCCTGGCTTGGCGTTAGCGATGGGGAAGACTTCCACCACCGACATACGGGCTTCGTATTCGACCAGCCAGAAGGTGCCTTTAAGCAGTTCGATGCGGGCTTCGCGGATGGCAGCAGAGCCTTCCTCGGTCATGAGGATGCCGTCCTCGCCTGGGATTTCCGCATCGACTTCGAACGGGATGTCGATGTGTTTGATGATGTTGCCAGCGAGATCGACGATCGGGAACGGGCGTATTGTTGTCATGGTAAAAAGTTGGCGGCGTCAATGAGTTTCAGGTTTTTCAGACGGACGGCACGGACGGCTGGGGGAGGTGAAAAAAAGGGAAGGGAGGGGTCTTGCGACCCCTCCCCTGTGGGCGGGTTAGGCGGCGACGGCCTTGCCGCTTTCGACGAAGGCGGCGGCCATGGCGCACAGGCGGGCGCCGATGCGGCCTTGATCCTCATCGCTGAGGTAGGCCATGGATGTCTCGACTTCACCGAGGAGGGCGAGAAGCTCATCGCAGTTCGCAGTCGGGTCGGCCTCGGGTGCGGCAGCGGGAGCTGCGGGCGTTGGCGTTGCCACAGGTGCGGGCGGCGGCTCAGATGCGGCAGGTGTCGCGGCGGCGGTAGGTGTCGCCACAGGCGCGGCAGGTGTTGGCGACTGGACGGCGGCGGCTTGGGCGGTCATGTCGGCGTTGGCTTTTGCCAATTCCTCATTCCGCTTTTTAACCTCTTCGAGTTCCTTGGCTTGCGCTTCGGCTTTTGCCTTGGCTTCGGCTTCGGCGGCGGCCTTGTCGGCTTTCACCTTATCCTCGATGGCGGTCTTCTCGGCGGCGGTCATGCCGCTGTCGTAGATCGCTTGCAGGTCGGCTTGGAAGTCGCCGCCTTGGCGGACGATCTCCACAGCCTGCTCGGGCGTGAGCTGCTTTTTCGATTTGGTGGTGATGACTCGGGCGATGATCGCCACTTCGGCGAAGGTGAGCTGATCGAACTCGGGTTCGGTCAGGTGTCCCGCTTCGACCAGATCGAAGACGCGAGCGCCGTAGGATGCGTTGCTGATCGTGCCGGGTTTGATTCCGGCGTCTCCCAGAACGCTGTTGATGAACTTGCCTTTCGGCAGGTTCTTGTCGATGATGCGATACAGTTTGCCGATGGCGGCAAACGCACGCTGGCCCGCTTGAGTCTCTGAGACGAAGCGGATGATGCGGTCGGCTTGGCTCAATGCCAACCCTTCCTGATATGTCATTGCCCAGACATCGGGCGCGCTGACGGGCGCTTTTTTTGCTTTTGGCATATTCTAAAAAGCCGTCGGGTTGCACGAGGAAAACGGACGGCGCGTTTTCATCGCGTTTTCAACAAAAAATCCTTATTGTAAGGATTTTTCGTGAACTCAAAAATTTCATGAAGCGGGCAGGTCGCGCACCCTTCACCCTTCCTCAAAAATACTTACAATAAGGATTTTCGAGGAAGGACGCCGGGGCATGAAGCAGCCAGGTCTTCAAACTCAAAATCAAAGGAACAAACGAAAAGACGGCGAAGCCGACCGCTGGCCGGATGCGTCTTTTTTTCCTTTGAAAAACGAGAAAGGAAACAATCCCTTCCCGCCATATATCAAATGGCGAAGGAAACAATCCCTTCCCGCCATATATCAAATGGCGAAGGAAACAATCCCTTCCCGCATAGAAACAAAAAAGCCCTCAACGCAATGCGTTGAGGGCCAATGTTTTGCGCTTGTTACGCTAACTTAGCGGCGATTTTCGGAAAGCGGCGCTTCATGGTTTTTGCATAAGTAGTTGACTCCCAGCCAGTTCCAATCTCAATCACTTGAGTTTTAACTTGCTGAGATTCAATGCTTTGCGGCAATTCCACTACCGCGCCGTCTTGCAGGTCTTGCAAGTCACTCGGAATCAGCGTATTGTGCATGATTTCCGCGAGTTTATCCAATGCCTTGCGCTCCGATGAACTATTTTCTGGAGCGGAAAACATTCCATTGCAAATACTTACAGCGGTATTGCGGAGAAGCTCACTTTTCGCTTTCCATGCGTTATATGTGCGCTTGTCATTAAACCTCTGAGGATAAGCGAGATGCAAGCGATTCTTGCACTTGCGGAGCTTTTCTGCCATTTCATCGCAATTGAAATACTCTGTATCTTGTTCATCGCAAGAGTGTTGCAATTCAGCGCGAAGGAGTTTCCATGCCTTTTCATGGAATTTTTCGGCTTGCTCAACATCCTCAAAGAGAGGCATTTGCAATGATCTACGAAGCTCGCTGGCGCAAGCGGATGACGCAGCTTTGATTCCAGGCTCTAAAACCTTGCCCGTCAATGTTTTATGACCGGCAATCAGTCCAGTCAATGCCGCGCTGTGCATTTCAATAAGGCGTTGAGCCTCAACGATTTGCCCGGAGCCATCGCGAGCGATTTTCTGATACTTCGCTTTCTGCTTGTCAGTCAACGAGTTATACTTGCCAATGCTGATTTGCTTTGCAACGCCTTTCTTAGTCGTTGTCTGATAAGCAGTTCCGCCAAATGTGAAGTATTTCGCCCGCTGCCAGACGACTCTCCAAGCCGTTGTATTTAAGTCATTTACGCGATCCGCTTCACTTGGATTTGCCTTGAGATAGGCTTCAATCTCAAGCCGTTGCTTTTCAAGGTGTTGCGAACGGACATCCTCCTTTTTGTATTGTGGCAATTCCGCCGCTTTTCTCTTCTTTGCCACTCCGCGAATGTTCTGAACATATTGCTGATCAACTACTTGTGTTTTATTTTCTGTTTGCATTTTATTTATTTATTTTATGTTTATTACTGCGTTTCAGTCATTTGCGTTGTGCATCTGACTTCCTACAATCTATCAGAAAACGAAAAGGAAACAAGTTATTTTTTATAGTTTATTAAGTTCATAATCAATAACTTACAAGTAGCAAAAAATCGCTTTTTCGGGCTGAAAACATACTTACTTATGTATAATTATGTTTATTTCCGTCGATTGCAAAATGGTGTGTTTTCGAGCCGTCGGGCCGGTGGCGGTGAAAGTTTTAAGTTTTTAAGAATTAAGTTTTAAGGGTTGTCTTGGCGGATGCGGTTCTTCCTCCTCCGTGTCCTCTGTGTCCTCCGTGGTGAAATAAAAATCCTTACGATAAGGATTTTTGAGGGCGTTGACTGCCGCCGTGTGGGGGTATGAGCACGGACTGGCTGGAAATTTATAGGGACTACTCGGGGGAGGAGTTGGAGGCGGAGATTACTCGCATGAAGCAGGAGGCGACGGTGTATCTCTCGCAGAACATCGCGGACAAGAGCTACCAGAAATCCCTGGACGAAGTGCGGAACCGGCTCCATGCGGCGATCCGTGTGCGCAATGAGCGGCGGAATCGGGATGCGCCGAGCTGGGGTGTGCCGGACTTCTCGGCAGGGATTCATTGACAGGATTTCGGGTGGGTATGGAAAAGCGACTGGAAGGTGAGGACAAGGTGCGGATGCTGGAGCGCGAGATGCGGCAGCCGTCTGGCGGCGGGGCGTGTCCGAAGTGCGGGGCGCAGGTGCGCGATCCCTTCGGGGGCCGTGTGGTGATGCACGATGTGCCGGGTTGCCGTGTGGTGAAATCGGGTTTCAAGGGCTGACCAATATGGCTGACCGTCTGTGTGTGTGTGGAGTGGCTGGGGCTGGGAAGTCGGCTTTGGCTCGGGTGCTGGCGCGCGACTATGGATATGAGGTGGTGAAGTTTGCGGATCCCCTCAAGGAGATGTTGCGTGTGCTGGGCTTGGGGGATCGGGAGCTGGAGGGCGACTTGAAGGAAGTGCCGAGCGATCTGCTCTGTGGGCGCACCCCGCGCTGGGCGATGCAACGCCTGGGCACGGAGTGGGGGCGCGACATGATCGGCGGGTCGCTGTGGGTGGCGGCTTGGCAGCGGCGGGTGAAGGCGGTGCGGACGAGCCGGATCGTGGTGGATGATTGCCGTTTCCCGAATGAGTTGGCTGCTGCGAGGGAGATGGGGTTTGTGCCGGTGCGGCTATACCGAGAGGAGCGCACGCATTGGGGTGAGCGGCATGTCTCGGAATACGCGCTGGATGAGGTGTGGATGCCAGAGTTCCGCAACGATGGGGCGTTGGAGGCGTTGGCGCTCAACATACTGGGGCTATGAAGATCGATTTTGAAGTGCGCTTGGTGCTGTGTGCAAATGGGGTGGCCGTGGGGCCGCGCTTGCATAGGGACAAACCATTCCCCCGCTATGAGTTGAGCTATCCCGATACGCCCGAGGGGCGTGAGAAGGCCGAGGCCGACTTGGAGCGGATCAAAAAATATGTGGAATCCTATGACCGAAAATAAACCATCCGTCGATTCGCGATTGCTGTTTTTTAACGGATTGCGCGAGAAGTTTAAGAGGCCGCTGCTGCCAGTGCCTCCACCTATCACGGACGACACGGAGGCCGTCCCTCCACGGCAGATGGGGTTGGCCGAGTATATCGCCGTGAAGCGGCGTGGGGAGGCGCGATGACTCGGGACGAGTTGTGGCGCAAGTTTGCGGAGCGGAACCCCTCCTTCGATGGCGACGGCATGGTAACGCTCTCGGCGCGGGGGCTGCGCAAGCTCTTCCGGCAGACCTGGGATTTTGCTTATGAGGCGGGGGCGGCTGGCGAGGATGACGATACGGACGGCACGGAGGCCGTCCCTCCAAGTAGCGTTGGAGATGACAGCATGGTTGAGGGGTTGATGCGAAGGTTTGGAATGAAAAAATGAAAATCGAAGACGAAATCACGGAACTCTCCGAGCGGTGGTATGAACTCATCGGGGATGAGCACCATAAGGATCGGGATTGCCACTGGTATATTGAAACGCGGTGGAGTTATGGGTTGCCGCAGGTGTATGTGGTCGTGCATGAGGGATATACCTTTGAGCGGATCGAGGAGGAATTTCATACCTACGCTGAGGCGCTGGAGGGGTTGAAGGGTTACTTGGAGCGGGCGATCTCGGAGGAAAACGCCGAGCGCGAGGATTCGGATGACAGCGAGGATGACAGCGAAGACGAAGAAGATTTATGAAAACAAAACTGGTGGTAGTGGATACGGAAACGGGGGGCTTGCGGGCGGATCGCCATGCGTTGCTCTCCATCGCGGCGGTCGATGCGGAAAGTGGTGAGGCGTTTCACTCTCTCATACGCCCTTCGGCGGATTGGATCGTGGAGGCGGGAGCCTTGGAGGTGAATGGCTTGACCATGGACTTCCTGCGTGATGCGGGTCGTGCCGAGTCGGTGGTGCTGGCGGAGTTCGTCGCGTGGATGGAGGCTCGGCGCGGGTTCATGGTGGCTGGCTGCAATGTGGCCTTCGACCTCGGCTTCTTGGATGCGGCGGCCAAGCGGTGCGGCTTGAAGTGGCAATCTGGCCGTTCGCTCGATATCCGTGGCGCGGCATGGCTCGCCTATGAGACGAAGGGGCTGGAACTTGCGATCGGCAAGGATGGCAACCCCAAGCTCTCGCTCGACAGCATCGCAGCGGCGCTCGGCTTGAGCCGCGCCAGCGAGAAACATGATGCGCTGGAGGATGCCTTGCTCACGCTGGCGTGTTTCCGCGAGTTGCTGGGGTGAATTTAACCACAACCGAGCGCCGTGGCAGGCGGGAGGTAGAGCAACCGCAGGTTGGCCCCGTAGGGGCGAGACGAGCGGGAGCGAGCGAGTCAAAGAACACGGAGGACACGGAGTTTTTTTGGAGGAATTGGGATTGCGGCGGCGCTTGGTTTCGCGCTGGTGATTTCATGCCCCAGGGTCGTAACCGCATAAAAGCGACCCCCTTCATTTTCAGGATAAAAACGCAGGCACTAATCAAAAAATGAATGCAATTATCGAAAAACAGATCGGTGACACCCCAGAGACGGATGCTCGAACATACATCCCATCGATTGGGGCATCAACGGTTCCCGCTGAATTTGCGCGCAAGCTGGAGCGTGAGCGCGACGAGGCGCGGGCGGCGTTAATGAAGATTGAGGATTTATTTATAGATGGCACAGACATTTACGCGGACAAAGAAAAAATGGGAATTATTGCAAGAGCCGCATTGGAGGGCGCGAAATGAGCGAGACACCAGAAACGGATGCGGCTATCAGCGATGGAGTCGAAATGCTTACAAACCAATCGGATTCTGTTGCTCTTTACCAAAAACTATGTGATGCGGTTTGCGAGATACAGGGTCTTAGACGCGAGCGAGACAAATGGGAGGAAACGGCGCGTCTTTACTGCCAGAACTCGGACTTCCACAGAGAAATGCGCGAAAAAGCGGAACGCGAGCGGGACGAGGCGCGGGCAGAACTCGTTGCTCACCGCGAAGGGCATCTTTGCGATTCGCATAGAGACATGATGGGAGATTGCATCGTTTGTAGCATGGAGGAAAAAAATGAGCGTGTCCTCCGTGGTTAATTTTATGGATATCAAAATAGCCCAGCAAGAGGCCATTACCGAATTGGTATTGGAAAATCAAAGGTTGAAGCGGGAGCTTGGCGAGGTGCGGGATGCGTTCAAGGTGGCCTACGATGAGCGAGTCCAGATGGAGATGGAGCGCAATGAGGCTGTTGCCGCTCGCAAGGCCAGTATAGAGGCTGGTCGCCGCTGGCGCAAGGTGGCCTCGGCCTACGAGATTCTCACGCCGCCTGTAGGTGGGAAGCGTATTATAAAGCTCGCGCATCGCGATGGCTGGCAGTGTGCCTATTGCGGTGTGGAGACTGGCTTTACAGGTAATAGCCCGAGAGCCACGGTGGATCATGTGGTGCCGAAGTCCAAGGGCGGGCTGGATCATTTGTCGAACTGCGTGGTGGCTTGCGCGGCGTGTAATGCGGCGAAGGGCGATCAAGTGGATTGGTCGCCGCCAGAGGTTGACGAGCCTAAATCGGAGATACCAAAGGAGAATTTAACCACAGAGGAGAACCCGAAGACTTGGGTGTGGCAGGATGGAAAATTTCGCAAAAAAAAACATGAAGAATAAATACTGGATTATCGACCTCGATGGCTTCGGCATGACGGAAGTCACAAGAACGGCCTCCGGCCCATTCCCCTCCGTCGCCGAGGCTGAAAAATGGCTCAAGGCCGAGGCTAAGCAATCGTTTGCCTCCTTTAACGAGTTGGAAAAACTCGGGCCAGACCATAGTTGGGCGGCTCCGGTTTTGATCGTGGAGGAAAAGAAAAAGCTCCAGCAAGTGCCTGTCGTGAGCTTTGAAATAAAACTGGAGAAAGTGAAGTAATGGAATTTCAAGAGTTTCCGAAAATGGCGCGCTTGTCGCGCGAGATGATCGTGACCGAGAAGATCGACGGCACGAATGCCCAGGTGTATATCGTGGGGAATCCCGAGGGGTTCTACACGGCGAAGCATCCCGATCCCTTGGTGATCGCGGAGGGGAGTTGCGGCGGCGAGCCAGCGGTGATATTTGCCGGATCGCGCTCGCGGTTCATCACGCCGCAGGATGATAACTTTGGCTTTGCGGCGTGGGTTCGGGATCATGCCCAAGAGCTTTTCGGCTTGGGCTTTGGGCGGCACTTTGGCGAGTGGTGGGGGGCAGGTATTCAGCGTAACTACAGGTTGAATGAGCGGCGCTGGAGTCTTTTCAATGTGTCGCGCTGGTGTCTTCACGGGCAGGAGCCGCAGCGCATTCCGACCGCCGATCCCCGCATAGAGAAGTGTCAAGAGCCTCTGCCCGAGTGCTGTGGCCTTGTGCCGGTGCTACACAGGGGGAAATTCAGCACGATGCTGTGCGACTTGATGTTGGAGGAGTTGCGAATGGGCGGGAGCGCGGCCGCTCCGGGGTTTATGAAACCAGAGGGCATCGTGGTCTTCCATGTCGCGGGAAATGTGGGGTTCAAGAAAACGATTGATAAAGACGAGGAGCCGAAGGGAGGCAGATGATTCAAGAAGCGATCAAAAAACTTCGCCTCTACAATAAATGGCGGCGTGGCGACGAGAAACTCCCGCAGCCCGATCCGCGAGAAATCGGCATCTGGATCGATGAGATTTGTAACTACGCCGAGGAGGTGGGCGCAAAATGCGACCAGCTTCGCACGGAGCAGGAATTTCGAGCCAACCGCAAGAAATGAATTGCCCGAACTGCGGGGGCGATACGCGCGTGGTCGAGAGCCGTCCACGCGAAGACGGTGTGTGGCGGCGGCGCAGGTGCGCGAAGGCTCACCTCTCCTACACGCTGGAGACGCCGACTGCCGAGCCGATTCGGAGGGTCAGGAAGAAGAAGGAAGTCCCTGTCGCAAAGCGAGCGGAAATTCCCTACTCCCCTGCCGTGGAGGAGTGGAATCTCAATGTCACAGCTTCCTCGCCGCTGTGGTTGAAGTCGATGGCGATGAAGCTCGGATAGTGTGCGCTAACCGACAAAATGCGATGCGGGCGCTCGCCGACTTGGTTGACTGCGATGCGCTGTGGGCATGGGGATTGACCACAGAGGACACAGAGCGCACAGAGAGAGGTTGCGTGAGTTGGCGCAGGTGAGTGGGCGGTTGGTGGAGTTTTCCGTGGCATGGGCGCGGCGCTTGAAGGGATTGAAGCCCGAGACGGTGCGGAAATTGCAGGAAGGGCTGCGCGAGCAGACTCGGCAAGTGGGTGGCAGGCTTGGGGAAGGTGCGGATTTTCGTGTTTATGAATCCTTTACTCCTGGGCGCGGACGCACGGTCACGAAGGTTCTTAAAGAAAAAACTCTTAAAGAAAAAACGCGCGCGGAGAGGATGTCCTCCAACCCTTATCGAGGTGGAGTGGATGAAATCTTAAATAGAACCAAAAGAGAGTGGAGGGATGTGGCAGAATCCCCCGCTGGCGCGCACGCGGCGCTGCCTGTGGGGTGGCACAAGGCGGGATATGTGCAGGATCGCATGGTTGAAGTGGACGCTCGAAGGAGATCAGGGCGGCGACGCACGGAGCCAAAGGAGTCTTTTGTAAAAAAAATCAATCCCTTTGCTCCTACTACTCAGACAGACAGGGGGCTCGCTCATAGGATGCCATTAGGGGCCTCGGACTCCAGCCTCTTTACTCAGGTTTATACCGGACAAGAAGGAAAGTATTATGAAAATTTACGGGGCAGAACAAAAGTCACGGCTCACAACATCATGCTCGACCCGCGCAAGCGGAAGCTGGTTTTGACCGACCCGCTGGGGATGGTGTCGTTCGCCGCTCGCGGCGGGCGGTTGGTGGAGTTTAATACCTTTGGAGCTACGCGCGCGCTTTTGCAGGAGCTTAAATCGGCGGGGGTGGCTGTATCGCGAAAGGGGGGTGAGTCGTTTTACTCTGGGTCGAAGAATCTTATCAATATTCCTAGAGGGCAAGCGGGTGTCGCTGAGGGTGTAGGCAGGCGCAATGCGCTATTCCATGAGGCGGGTCATGCCAAAGTGAACGCCAGTGGAGGGTCAGACAAGTTTCATATCGAGGCGCATAAGGCCGATCAGTCAGGAGCAAGTTTGGCGGACAGGATGAAAGTCGGCAGTCATGGCAACGAAATGCGTAGGCAGGAGCGCTTGGCAAACCAGACCGCGCAAGCCGATATGGAGCGGATGGGAGTGCCAAAGGAAAACATCGCCGCTTTTCGTAAGGACATGGCGGGGTCTCTGAATACCTACCGCGCAGGGCACTACACCACAGCTTCTCCGAAAGCGACAATTCCGGCCTCCTCTCCGAAAGCGACAACAGCGCAAGCCACTGCCGCAGCGCCTACTGCATCACAACCACCGCAGCCCCCACAACCCCCACAACCCCCACAAACACCACAAACGCCACAAACGCCACAAACGCCACAAACGCAACCAACCTCGCCTTTCCGTAAAAAGCCTTGGTTTGGAACCGTTGCCGCAGGAGGTCTTGGAATTGGCGGACTCGGCTACATGGCTGCGAGAAAGCCAGAACCTAAAGAATTTGACCACAGAGAACACAAAGGACACAAAGCAAGATTGCGTGAGTTGGCGCGGGCGAGCGGGCGGTTGGTGGAGCTGGCCCGAGTGCAGTCCGTGACGGGGCAGATTCTTAATATCAACCCTGTGCCGCGAAAGGTCGCCGACCCGATTCTCAGATCATTGCGGCGTAAATTGGAAAAGGGTGGGGACAGGCAGGCTGTGCGAGCGGCGTTCTTGGGGCCGGAGGGCCACGGATGCGGCGTGCTTCTGGGGAAGCTCCCCCCTCAAGAATACATAAGGAGACTGATTTATGGAAGCCGAGATTGGTGGACATTGATGGGAAAAAGTCGATTTTGCATTATCGGATAACAAAGCAGGAAAGCCACTTAAAGCCATCCAATGCAGACCTCCCTGCTCCTCCAAATATGACTTCTGAAGATATCATGCGAAATCACATTGGTTTTTCTTCGGGCAGGGCTATTAGCACATCCACACGACGAGCTTCCGCGATGCGATTGGTGTCTGAATATGGAGGCAAGACTCCCGTTGAGGGCGTTTATGCCACTCCTTTGGATGAACTCATTAAAAATCAGCGAGAGAAAATCAAGGGGGCGATGACTAACGCAAGGTATCCAGCAGAAAGAGAGATCACGCAAACACACGGCGACAATCTTCTGAAAGTGAGAAAGCACAAAGCCATCGTCGATCCCACGCAAGGACCAGGAGATGATGTTACCTACACACGCTCCCGTTGAATATATGACTCACCCCTCCGTGTCCTCTGTGTTCTCTGTGGTCAATCTCCCGTTGACTGAAAACTGAAAACTGACATGAACTTTCTGGATCGAGCAGTATCTTTTTTTGACCCCGAGGCGGGGGTGAGTCGGGCGATGGCGCGGGAGCGGTTGAAGGCATTCGGGTATGATTCCGCGCAGCCTGGAACGAATCGCGGCGGCAGTGGCGGGAGGCAGAAGAACTCCTCCTCGGAGACATGGCGGATGCAGCGGGATCGTCTGGTGCTCTTGTGGGATGCGCGCGATGTGGTGCGGAATTTTTCGATCCTGCGCGGCATCATTTCGCGCATCGTTCAATACACCGCCGATACGGTTCAGTATGTCTCGCAGACGGGGGATGAGGAGATCGACTCGGCGTATCAGGATTACTTCCATGCGTGGTGCGAGCAGGCGGATATTACTGGTCGTCACCGGCTGGGCGCTCTGGTTTCCATGGCGATGTGGAGCTTGCTGGTGGATGGCGATCACGGCTGGCACTTGGTAGAGATCGATGCGGGCGGCGGCAAGCGGCAACTCCGCATCCAATCCATCGAGGCCGACCGCATCGGGGATCCGAATAATCCGATGAGTCCAGGGAACAACAACGACATCGGCGGCATCATCGTGGACGAGATGGGTCGCCCTGTCTCCTATCGCATCTTCAAGCGCGAGCGGCGCACGGCGTTGTATTCCTTTGAGCGGGAGATTCCTGCCGACCAGTTTATTCACATTTTCGATCCGATGCGGGTGGATCAATATCGAGGCGTCACGGCGCTCTCGACCGTCATCGCCCCCGCGCGGGATTTGTATGAGGTGTATCACTTTGAGAAGCTGGCGGCGAAGTGGCAAGTCGGCCATGCGGGGTTCGTGAAGGTGAGCGACCCGACACGGCGCGACGGCGGCATCTCGGCGTGGGATGGGAAGAAGGATAACCGCACCGACTCTCCTGGCACGATGGCGATGGAGGCGGGAAAAATCCAGCGTCTCTCGCAGGGCGAGGACATCCAGTTCGCTCCTGGCACGAACCGCCCGAGCGGAGCGTTCATGGCGCTGGTGCAGACGATGGTGCGCGAGATCGCCAGTGGGCTGAATATGCCCTACGGATTTTTGTATGACATGACGGCGTTCTCGGGTCACACGGGTCGCATCGAGATCGCGCAAGCCATGCGCTCGATCCGCCGCTACCAGAAACTTCTCAGCGAGAAAGCCCTCGACCCGCTGCGGGATCGCGTGATCGGCCTTGGTATTTCCATGGGCGAGTTGCCAGCGCATCCGCAGTGGCGCAATGGCCGCTGGGGGTTTGGCCGCTCGCTCACAGGCGACTACGGCCACGACACGCAGGCGAATCTCCAGCTTCTCCAGGCCGGACTCGTCACGGCGAGCGACCTCATTGCCGAGACAGGGCAATCTTTCGAGGAAGTGGTGCGCCGTAGCGCGAGCGAAGTCGCTTACCTGCAACGGGTCGCCACCGAGACAGGTGTGCCGATCGAACTCATCAATCAACGCCTGCCTGGGCCGACTCAAGCCCTCGCCGCCATGGCCGAGCCGCCACAGCCGCCGCCACCTGGCCTCGTGCCGCAAGGGTTGGATGTGAAGCCGCTCTTGGAGTTGCTGAAAAATGTGGGCGAAGGGATTCTGGATCGCGAGAGCGCGATTATCAATCTGATGAACCTGTATGGCGTGGAGCGGAATGCGGCTGAGAAGATGATCCCTGATGGGCCGAAGGAGAAGAGTTTAACCACGGAGAACACGGAGAGCACGGAGGGGAAGAAATGAGTCCACGGACAGTTAAGACAATTTACGAGGGGGCGGGAGTTAAAGGAATTAAAAGTCGAGCAGGAGAAAATTCTTTGAAGGGCTCGGGTTGTTTGTCGTTTGGGCAGGCGGGGAAGAGACGGAAGTATCTCACGCAGGAGGAGCAGGAGAAGATCTGGATGGAGCATCTCAAGAAGGATATGGAGCGGGCGGAAGAATACTTCTGGCGGCAGACGCCGGAGCGGCGGCGGGTGCAGGATATCTACCTGGAGACGCACAGGGGATTTGGTCGGGAAGGGAATGATTTTATTTTTGGAAAGGGAAAAAAACGATGAGTGAATTACTTCGCAAAGCAGTCGAGACGATGAAACTTCTCAAGAAGAAGCCGCACCTCAAACCTGTGGCGGCTGGCGGCGGCGAGTTGAGCAAGGCCGAGCGTTGGCGCACGGCGCAGATGGCGCAGGATTGGCTGAATGCAAATGCCGATCCGAAATATCACCGGCGCAGGTTGCCGGATATGGAGGAAAATGGGCAATTCAAGCTGTTGACGCGCGGGCGGCTGGGTATGAGGCTCAAAGAATTTCGCTATTATCAACCTCCCGGCGGCTACTACGGAAATCCTTACGATAAGGATTTTGCTCAGGAAAGACAGAAAGAGCGACGCAATGGGTTGATCAAAGCGGGCATCGTCGGCGCGGGTTTGCTGGGTGGTGGAGCTTTGCTGGGCCGTGGTTTGTATAAGGTCGGCAACAGCGGGGCTGTGCGGCGAGCCGAGGATCTGGCCGAAGAACTCTCGAAGCTGCGCGCCAGTAAGGCCGCTGCCGATGTCGGGAATGTCGCACCTGCTCCGCGTGGCCGCCCGAAGCTCAAAAGCGAAACGCCGCCTCCGACACCTCCTCAGACGCCTGCCCCTACACCGCCGCCGCAGACGCCTCCCCCCACACCCCCGCCAACGAATGTTGGCAAGGGGAGCAAGACCACACCAAAGACCAAGGTGGTCGAAAGTTTGAACAACTCGGGCGACTTGCCCGCTGCTGATGCCGCCGCTGAGATCGATGAGATCACGGCAGTCAAGCCACCCCGCAAGCTCACGGCGAGGCAACAAAAGCTGGCGAACCGGCAGGCTAAAGTCGCCAAATTCGCCGCCGCCCAATCTGGAGCCTCCGTCCCGTCCACGCCTGCTCCCGCAGCACCAGTCGTTCCGAAAACAAAGACTCCCGTAGTTGCAAAAACAGAGCCTCCTGCCACCCCTGCGTCCCGCATCGAGGCTATCAAGTCATCTGTGCAGCGTGTGGATGATGGCGTGCCTGCGCCAAAAGTCGCCAGCGCGACGAATGAGGAATTTTGGGAGAAAAAAGGGGTCGGCAAAGTTCCGCTTTTAGGAACGCCCGAGCAGAACGCCGCCCTCCGCAAAAGGTTGGAAGACACTCATGCCGCTGGGGGGTTCACTGGCAAGGTCGCTGCCGATGTGATCGATGAGGCGCGCGCTTCGCTGAAACCGAAATCCGATTTTCCAGAAGGACTCAGCGATAAACTTCGCTCGGCAGGGAAGGAAAACAATCCAAAGCCTAGAGCTAAGAAAAAGTCCAAGGCCAAAAAACAGGATGCCGATGAGGCTGACGATCTCGATGATCTGGATGAGGCAGACGACATCAATGAACCTGATGCCTCGCCGGAGGAGGCCGATTGGGAAGCAAAGCTGAAGGAGAATCCTCAAGTGCGTGCCAAGAAATCTGCCGCAAAGTCAGATTCCAAAAAGCCTGCCGCAAAAGCTGCCGCAAAGTCGGATTCCAAAAAACCTGCCGCTAAGGCCGCCGCTAAACCTGCTGCCAAATCCAATAAGGGTAAAAAAGAGGCGGCTCCGCTTTCTTTTGCCGAAAGGATCGCTGCCAAGGTCAAGGCGAAGCGTGCCAAAAAGAATGGCAAGAACCTCTCTGCCCTCTTGCACCGCGTGCGATATTTCAATCAATTTCAAACCGACGAGGCGGGCATCCCGCTCACGGGTCGTGTGGCGAGGGATCGCTTCGTGAAGAAGCTCCGCGATGAGGACTTGGATCGCCGCGATGCGAATATCCTGCGTGCCGGTGGCGCGGGGGCGCTGGCGGGCCTACTGGCTCGTGGCCGCATCGGCGCGAGCAAGCGCGCACTCATCGGCGCGGGTGCTGGCGGACTCGGCGTGATCAGCATTCGTGCCCTCACCAATAACGACCGCGACATCTACGGCGAGCGGGATCGTGGCAGCAAGCGCGCGGAATTGATCCCTGCTTTGGGTGGTCTCGGCGCGGCGGCGTGGCTTGCGGGTAAGCGGTTCAAGGCGTTTGCGAAGAAGTTTAACCACGGAGGACACGGAGAGCACGGAGGAGGGTTGAAGGAGTTTGCGTGGATCTCGGTAAAAACAGATCGGGTTTCGGCAGATCATGCTGCAGCCAGAAGAGCAATTATAGAAAAATACGGCAAGCCGCAGGCGGAAGCGCGCGCCCCGGGTATCGCCGTAGAAAAGAAAGACGGCCCTTCTATCTTCGCGTCCATGAACAACCCTGATTCGCCATTCTATGTGCCTCCAGAAAAAAGAGAAGAGCAACGCCTGCGCGCAAAAGAATGGCACAGAATAAATCGTCTCCGCCATCTGGCTTTACGCAAGGAGTCCAACCTGGCCTCCCGTCTTCGGGGCGTGAAAAACTTTGACGACTACCGGCTCTACTATTTCAAGGGTCGGAATACGGGCATTGCTGCGCGGAGTGCTGAGGAGGCTCGCTCGAAAAAGAAGCGTGGCGGCGATGAGTTGGTGGCTGTGCGCACGCCGAATGATTCCGAACGGAGCCAGATGGCGCGTGGGGTGTGGGTGCGGACTCGCCGCGATGGCAAGTCGCCTGGGCAATCCCGCTACGGCAAGGGCCGTGGGCAGGGGCCAGCGCGGAAGAGCTTGAGCGCGAAGCTGCGCGGATTGAAGGAGTTTGGGGTGTTGAAGTCAAAGATCGTGCCGGTAATAGAAAGGGGTATTGATTCGATTACTGATTATGATCCTTTCGGGCACTTCTCGCGGCAGACGGCAAAACTTAACACTCAGCAGGCTAAGCATGTGCGTGCACAGGAAAGCGCGCACGCGGCAAGAATGTCCCAAATACTTGGCAGCAAGTGGTCACCCAATTACGGTGAATCATATGGCGCGAAATTCTACACTAAAGAAGCAAAGGGATACCGCAAGCAGGCGGCTGATCGTTTCAAGCGAGACGCTGTAGTATCTGGGGTAGGATTAACCGCTGCTGGTGCTGGCGCTGGATATTTGGCTACGCGCAAGAAAGAGCAGAAACAACTTGCGGCGAAGATACGCGGGGTGCGGTTTTTCCAAGAAAAGAAATCTGGCATGAACCCCTATGCAGGTGCGGCGTTGTCTGGCTTCGGCAGTGGCGCGGCACTTGGCTCTCTGGCGCTGCTCAAGCGCGGGGCGACATTCCGTGGCGCGGCGAAGACGGCGGCGAAGCTGGGGTTGGCCTCGGCGGGTATCGTCGGCGGCGGGGCGTTGCTCGGCAGCAAGATCGTGGGCGATCCGCGTAAGGAGGAGTCCGCTCCCTTTATGAAGCGGGCGGCGATCGGCGGCACGCTGGTCGGCGCAGGCGCAGGACTCGGTGGGGCATTGCTGCTTCGCAAGACCAAGGGTGGAGCGCGTGCGCTTGTGGCGGCCTCTAAGAAGAGCGAGCCATTTTCACGGCCTGCCATGTGGTTGCGTAAGACTCCCCTGGCTGGAGCCGCTGCGATCGGTGCCGTGGGCGGGGCGTTTTATGGTGGCGGCATGGGCGCGGATGAAGGGCAGCAAGTCGATTCGATACGCAATCTGAGAAAGGATATGAAAAAGTTTTCAGTGGGCAGTTTTCAGTTTTCAGGGAAACGGCTGCGCGAGTTTGCGCTTATTTATAAAACCGGAATTGGCGGGGCGATCTTATCGCGCTCCTCCAAGGGCAGTTCATTTGCGGAGACAGCCAAGCGCGCCGCCAAGGCGGTGGGCGGGTGGGCGAAGCGGAATGGCACGGCGATCGGTCTCACAGGGGCCGGTGTCGGAGCCTCGGTGGCGGCATCCCGCTATTATGGCCCGTCGAACAAGGGCTGGAAAAAGCTCGATGAGCCGAAGGAATTTGGCCGTGGCGACCAGGCGCGCTGGGATGCCCGCCGTGGCGGGGGTGTGCTGCCCAACGAGGACTCGCAATTTGCCAATACAGCCTGGGGCTGGGCGACTGATCGCCCGATGTATATCCCTAAGAGGAACAGCCAGGGCCGTGTCGAGAAAAATCCCGATACTGGCGATACGATTCGCGTGAAATGGGACCCGAGTTCGGGTCAGCTCTGGAACTCCGTGGCCCGCGAGGCGGGACGCCAGCGCGTGAATGTGCAGCGCGGCGGGCGACTCTCGCGCGATCTCGTGGATGAGCTGCGCGGCGCACCCCGCCAGCGCGATGTCAGTGGTCGCATCAAGAAGCGTGAGTGGGAGAAAAGCTGGTTCCACAACAAGGCTACCGAGATCGGTATGACAGCGGCTGGCTTGGGCGGCCTAGCCACCGTGCGCTATGCCAATAACAACCCGGATACCAAGATCGGCGAAGCTTATAAAAAAACTAAAGCAAGCCTTCGTGCCACGGGGGATGGCCTCTCGGAGATCGGTAAGAACATCTTAGGGGGCCTCACAAAAATCACCGCGAAAAAAGCATTCTCCGCGAAGCTCAAGAAGCTCCGTGAACTCGATGCCATTGCGGAATACGAGGGCTGGGATGTCCGTGATCCGCGTGGTCGCTCGGCCCGTGTCTTCGCACCCGGCAGCCGCAAGCGCGAACGCCGCCAGAAGGAATGGCATGAGAAGACGGAAAACGAGCGCAAGCTCTGGAAGGCAGGCATCGCCGCAGGCGTGCTCGGCGGCGCAGGAGCCATGCTCGTCGGCCAACGCCTCGTCTCCGGCAAGTCGCTCATCCCCTCGCGGTTTATGCCCAAGAAGGTAACTCCACCCGATGCCAGCGTCTTTGTGGATGCGGCCAAGGTGTTCAAGGCAGGCGCTTAAAACTTAATTCTTAAAACTTAAAACTTAATGGACTCAAGACCACGCAACAACAACGGCCAATTCGCTCCCGAGGAAATGAGCGGCGTAGATGCCAACACCACCTCAGCGGCCTACAACCCGCAAATCATTGAGGCGCGTAAAGCGACCCTCGCCGAGAAACTGCGCCGTGCCATCGGCCTGCGCCGTGGCGTAGAGGAAAGCGTGCCGCAAGAGCAGAAGGTTCTTTCGAGGTTTAACCACGGAGGACACGGAGAGCACGGAGGGGTGAAGGAGTTTTCGATTCTTAATAAAATTTCCAATCTCACCGGCATGGCGCAGATCAAGGCCGGGCGCGAAGCGTTGGATGCAGCGAAATACAACAGGTCGTTGAGGGACGCTTACCGCGCTGATGCCGTCAAGCAGAACAAGTTCCCCTACAGGGATTCTGGCCTTCAGTATAAGATTGAAAGCGGCATGAGGCATAGGGCTATTGCTCGCGGAACTGATGCTAAGTATGACGTGCGGCGAGCCAGGAAACTCATCAACGAAGGAGTTCGCCGCCGTAACATTTCGATTGGCGTCGGCGCAGGCGCGGTGGGTGCAGGCGCGGTGGCTGGGTATCTTGCGACGCGCGAGAAAGACCTCTCCGCCAAGCTCCGCTTGCGCGAGTTGGCTGAATACAAGCCCTCTGAGGAAGCGTTGAGACTTAGGGATGCAACATTGGCTTACAACAAATTTATCGGAGACGAGGAAGATTGGCAGGCCGCGTCTAACTCTGAAAAGGGGTTGAAGTTGAGAGGCGCTCACGCGGCCGCAAATAATGCGGTGCAGCAAAAGGGTATTCAATCGCAGTGGCATTTGCCGTTTGGCATCGGCAAAAAGGCAAAGGCGTGGCGTCAATACAATCAAGATATGGATTGGGTGAACAGCCACCTCTCCGCCAAGCTCCGCTTGCGCGAGTTGGCGCGGCAGGCGGCTTATGATCCCTATGCGGTGCAGGCGCAGCCTCCGGAGCCGGGGCAGACGGGCAGGGATTTTCGCAATGCGGCGCTAGGGATCGGGGCTTTGGGTGCTGGTGGCGGCGTGGCCTATGCAGGGTTTCGCGGGGCGCAGGCGGCAAAGAGCGCGCAGACGCTCACGGATGATGCGCTCAAGACCTCGGGCGAGGCTCGTAAGGCCGCTCGCTCGGCGAGGGTTGCTGCGGCGCGAGTGAATCGTGCTGGCAAGGTGATCAAGACGCAACTCACGACCTTCCCGACTTTCAAGAAGGTGGCGTCCAAGATTTTTGAAGAGGATTTGCAAGGCCTCAAGGAACTCGCTGCGCGAAGCGTGGAGTTGAACTCGATCACCTACCACGAGACGAATGCAGATATTTTGCGCCGCAAGGCGCGCGGGCATCGGGAAAAAAGGGATGAATCTACTGGTATGTGGCCGTATGCGGTGGCTGCTCCAGGCATACTGGCGGCGTCGCCTGCTCTGCGTGCGGAGTCTTCAGGCCGTGTCGCTTCACTTGGCAAAAAGCTCTGGAAGGGTGAGCACGCCGACAATACGGCGCACATTGGCAATAAGGTGGCGGGGATTCTACGGGCGCACCCCGGCAAGGTCGTGTCGGCCTTGGCTCTGGCTCCTGCTGCCGTGCTGGGCGGGAATCTCGCCTACCACACGATTGCCGCCCGCTCGAAAGACAGCGGCGTGAATAAGGAACTCAAGCTAGCGAACGAAATGCGCCGCCAGCGCAACGCGGAGGCGATCAAGAGATGAGCATCAAGTCCCGACTTATTCAACTGGCAGTAAGGGCTGAGCAGGAGGTAATGCTGCGGCGCAAGGAACCCCAAAAAAAATAATTTATGAAAAAAACAACCCAATGGGGAGCGGTGGCACAGGCCGCGCAGGCGGCGGATCATAAGTCGAAGCTCGACCAGGCCTTAGCCGACCTCGATGCGGAGCGCAAGGCGCACGCGGAGACGGTGCGGGCGCTGGAGCGGGCGCGCACGGGCACACGCCCGATCGTGAAGGCGAAGCCGACTTCGCCGAAGCCGGGAGCGGGTGATGTTGTTGAAGTGATTTTTTCGGATGTGCATGGGAACAAGCATGACCCAGCGGCCTTCTCGGCTTTTCTGGGCGACTTGAAGACGCTCCGGCCGGATCGCATCGTGATCGGTGGCGACTTCATCGATTGTGGCGGGTTTCTGGCGGAACACCACACTCTGGGCTATGTGGCTGAGACGGAGGATAGCTACGAGGACGATGTGCGCGTGGCAAATGACTTGCTCGATGCGGTGATGCACCACTCGGGAGGCTGCTCGGATATTCATTACGTTGAAGGAAATCACGAGTGGCGCGTGGAAAGATGGGCGCTCACGCAGCGGCTCGCGCACCACAAGGATATCGACTTACTTCGCCGCACCTTCTGCGCCGAGCATGTGCTGAAGCTCGCGGAGCGCGGCATCAAGTATTACCACCAAGGCAAGACGCATGGAGACTGCGATGTGCCAGGGTGGGTGAAGATGGATAAAATGTATTTCGTCCACAAGATCTCCAACGCTCGCGATGCGGCGGATGTGGCGATGAGCAAGGCGGGGGGCAATATCTGCTACTTTGACACGCACCGCGCGAGTTTTAAGCCTAAGAACATTCCTGGGCTGGGGCTGATCTCCGCATGGAACCCCGGCTGCCTGTGCAAGCGGCAGCCACTCTATGCGAATACGCGCCCGACCGAGTGGACGCATGGCTACTTGATCCGCTTTATTTCCCGCAAGACCGGCGCGTTCCAGATGATCAATGTCACGATCAACGACGGCGTGAGTTATGCGGGGATGCTGCTCAAGGGCAGTGAACAGAAAAAATCTAACACCTAAAATCCTATGGCAAACCTCTGGCAACGCATCGTGAAGCAGCAAATGGTCGAGGAGCATGAGAATGATCCGAAATACCAATGGGAAACCTATGCCAAAGTGGGTTGGCATAAGCGCGAGCAGGTGGCGGAGGCTCTGGACTGTCATGAGGATAAAGTGCAAAGCGTGCTCAAGAGTGCCATCGCCTCAAAGAAGATCGAGCGGCGCGACATACCGATCTGGTGCAAGCTCAACAAGGAGCTAATCAAGATCGTGGCCTACCGCGAAAAGGGCAAACACACCGACCCGAAGGAGGAGAAGCCTGTGAAGTCCAAACCTGCCAAGGGCAGCAAGCGCCCCAAGCCGGTAGCGGGTATGGCGGTGCGTGCGCGCAATGGCAACTTCGGGAAGATCGCCGAAGTGCGTGCGGGCCGTATGAAGGTCGAGTGGGATAGCGGTAAGGTCACGCAGCCTGCCGTGAAGGCGATCGCCAAGGGCGACATTTATCTGGAGTTTTAGCTATGGCAGCGAAGCGCCAGCGCGAAAAGTGCGAGAGCCGCGCGGAGGTGGTGGAGCGCGTGGAGCGTATGCTGGCCGAGCACTTTGATGCGGGTGTGGGTATGGTTTCGTGGGCTGAGGATGGGGAAACGCAATATCTCACGCTCAAATTTGGCAATTCCTTTGCCGTGGAGGGCATGAGCGAGCAGTTGCCGATGTGTCTGGAGATGCGTGACGAGGATGATGACGAAGAGGATGAGGACTGATTGTTGACGCTGCGCCGTGAGGCATGGCGACGACGGCAAATCTTAAAGAATTTTACACCCCTTATAACTGCGCGCAGAAGGTGGACGCTCTCAATGGCGTGATCCACGGCGTGGCGGTGATCACCAGCGGCGTGAAGGCACGCGGGCACGATCTGGAGGTGGATGCGAAGACGCTCAACCAGATCAAGGAATGTGCCGAAAAGCTCGGCACGGTGCCGGTGAAATGGAACCACCGCACAGGCGCGGATGCCGTAAATGGCTACTTGGATAATTTCCGCATCGAGGCCGCGAAGCTCCTCGGGGATTGGCATCTTCTCAAGAGCCACGACCGCTTTGCCCAGGCCATCGAAATGGCCGAGCGCATGCCAGGAAATGTGGGCCTCTCGGCGGCATTCATGGGCGAGGACGAGATGGAGAACGGGCAAAAGAAAGCCCGCTGCTCGGAGTTGATCAGCGTCGATCTGGTGGCAAATCCCGCCGCGAATCCCTCCGGCCTTTTTGAAGCAAAACTTCCTGCCGCCCCCACCGAATTCGCGGGGTCAGTTGACACGCGAGCAATGGGCGAACCTTTTATGGACAACCAAAACAACCAAGCAAGTGCCGCCGCTGAGCCCTCCATGGGCGATCTTCTGGCTGCTATCCAAAACCTCACCGAGCGCGTTGCCGCACAGGATGAGACCATCGCGGCTCTTTCGCAAGAGGGTGCCGAAAACGACAACGAAATTTCCCTGGAAGAGATCATGGATCTCTCGCAGGAAGATATCGCCGCCCTCGTCCAAGCTGGCGAGATCAGTGAGGAAGATGCCGCTGGCATCCACGCCTACCAAGCCGAAGTCATCGCTGCTATCGAAGCCGATGAAGCTGGCGAGCAGGGCGAAGGCAACGAGCCTGCTGGCGAACTCGCCGGTGCAGGAGTCGAAAGCTCCACAGGCGGCTCCGAGGGCACTGCTCTCTCCGCTCTCCAAAAACAAGTCCGTGAACTCTCGGCCCGCTTCGAACGCGAAGACGCCGCCGCTGAGAACAACGAGATCTCACATTATTTCTCCACCATCGAAGGCAACATGACCCAACTCGCCGCCGAGCGCGCCGAGCTGAAGGAATTTGCCGACAAGCTCGCCGCTGAAAACGACGCGCTTCGCAACGCACTCAAAACTGGCATCCGCCCGCTGGCATTCAGCGCCGAGGGAGCCGTGCTCAGTGGCAAAAACGGGGAACTCCATGAGTTCGAATCCCGTGTGCAGAACCACAAGAGCCAAGGCAAGACACATGCCCAGGCCGTGATGCTCGCCCACAAGGAAAATCCTGAAGCGCACCAAGACTGGATCCGCAACCAGGGCTAACTCAACCAAAGGAAAAAATACTATGAACTTCAACACAGTTGTTTCTCTCCCTGCCGCAGTTGATCTGACTGGCAAAGAGCACGTCTCACTCAAACTCACAGCTACCGGCGTGGATATCGCCGGAGCCTCCGACACCGTGATCGGCACGCTCCTTCGCGGGGCCGCCATCAACAAGGCGGCAGATGTCTTCCTCAGCAAGGGGAACGGCCTCCGCTACGTCCAAGTCGGCAATGCCACAGCGATCCCTATGGGCAGCCTTCTGGAGCAAGCGGCAAGCGGCACTTATGTGCTCAAGACCACTGGCGCTACCGCTGGCTACGCCGTCGAGGCAGCGCCCGCAGGCAGTAATGGGGGCGGCATGATCCGCGCCATCATCCTCTAAAAATCAACACTCAATAGAAGACAACGATTATGGCATACAATACTAACGATTCCGTTCCACGGACAGACATCTCCACACTTTTGATGGAGGCAGTCCACCAGGAAAAACACTTCGTCGCCTCCAGCCTCCTGCCCATTTACGGCAGCGAGCGTGAGGTCGGACGCTATCCGAAATTCCGCATCGGCAAGGGCGAACTCTTGAAAAAAGAGAGCCAAAAGCGCGGAGCCACCGGCACCTACAACGAAAGCGAAGAGCAATTCGAGTGGGACAGCTACCAGACCGTTGAATACGGGCACGAAAAGCGCGTGGACGATGTCGTCCGCAAACAAATGCGCGATTTCTTCGACTCCGATATGGTCACGGCCAAGTTCTGCATGAACAAACTCATGCTCGACTACGAAGTGGAAGCTGCCGCTGCGATCATGGATCCTTCCGTGTTCACGGCAAGCGCCGCAGGCACAGCCTACACCGAAGCGAACCTCGCTACGATGGACTTCCCTGCCGACTTGAACGCCACGATCGAAGCCCTCACCCTAAATGGTGAAGAGCCGAACACGATGGTTATCAGCCTCTCGGTCTATAATCGCCTGAAGCGCTCCAAGCTGCTCCAGACCTACCTCTACGGCCACTTGAACACAACCCAAGGCGGATCGAACATTACCCCAAACCTCATTGCCGAGGCCTTTGGCATCCCGAATATCGTGGTCGCCAAGAAGTCCTACGACAACGCGATCAAGGGCAAGACGAATGTCGTTCCTGTATGGGGCAATAGCTATGTCTGGCTCGGCGAAGTGCAAGGCGGCGACTTCATGAACGGCGGCTGCGGTCGCACGATCATCTGGGATGCCGACAGCGAAGGCGGCCTCTTCACCACGGATCAATACCGCGACGAGCCTCGTCGTGGCGACAAGATCCGCGTGCGCAGCAATCGCGTGATCAAGATCGTGAACCCGAACTCGGGCCGACTCATCGGAACCGGACTCTAAGGAAAAGTATGAAGGAGGAAGGATGAAGTAGGAAACTGCTGAGTCCTTCCTCTTTTTTTTGATTAACCACAGAGGACACAGAGAACACAGAGGAAGAGAATTTTTATGAAAAGATTACATGAGTTCACTTCTCCGCTTGGAGAATTTAACAAAGCCTATGCTCAAGAGGAAGAGAATGCTCGGGCGGCTGCCAGATTGGCTCGGTTGAATTATCGGAACGGCAAACGAGAATACAAATACATCAAACAAGGTGTTTCAGATAACCCTGCTATCGCTGACTTGCAGCAAAAATTGCACGATGAAAGCTATGTAAGGCGCGGGGCTGGCCTTGGATTGCTGGGTGGTGCTGCCGCTGGGGCGGGCGGTTTTGCTCGCGGCGGAGTTCCTGGAATGCTTTTGGGAAGTGCAGTTGGCGGTTTGCTGGGTGCGTATGGAGGAGTGCAAGTCGGCGGTCGCATCCGTAAAAACAAAGACAAAAATCTATCTGCCAACCTCAAGCCTGCTCTCCGCGAGCTGGCGGCTCGCAGCGAGGCGATCACGGAATTCGCCATGGTGCGTGATGCCAATGGCCAGTTTGTCGAGGTCGAGGACGAAGGCGGCATGGGTATGGGCACGGCGGTCAAAGCCGGGGCAGGTGCTGCTGCTCTCGGCGGCGCAGGCTACGGAGCCTATCGAGCCGACAGGGCGATCATGGGTAAATACGGAAAGCAGGGGCTTATTGAAAACATGGATTCGCGCAACCTGCCTTCAGCCTACGCAGGCACAACCGCTGCTGGAACAGGAGCCGCTACTCGCGGCCAAGCCTACCGCTCCGCGCTCAAAGATATTGGCAACTCTGCCACAAGCCGAGTTAGCCAAGGGTGGGCTGCGGGCAATGCTGCCTACAACGCAGCGGGTCGCCGCGCCAGTGCGGCTTTGCCAGTAGAGGCCAGTGGCTTTGGGGCTAAGCTCCTTCGCGGAATTCGCAAGGGACTGAGCGTGGCAACCAAAATGGCTTAAATAACTTACTGCAGGATGGAGAAACGGTATCTCACGAGGCCCATAACCTTGCGTTCCGGGTTCGATTCCCGGTCCTGCTAATTTCCACACCACCACAACCGCTGGCAGGCCGGGCAAAGTCTGCCACTTTTTTTATGATTAACCACAGAGGATACAGAGAACACGGAGTGAAAGAATTTGCAAAAATCTCTCCGAACAAGGCTGCTTGGGAGGCAGCTTTTGAGCGCGCACGATCCCATGTCTTTGCCGAGAATATTGCAAAGCAAGCGAAGGCCAAGCCTGCCGTTCGCAAGCTGCGATCGAACTCGCTTCCTGATGCGGATTGGGCTGGGCCGGGGTGGAAAGTCTTTAAGCCTTCTTCGTCTGAGATGCGGTCATCGTTGCCTCGGCAATCGGGCGCGGCGTGGCTCATGTCAGCCAACCTCAAGCCCGCCTTGCGCGAGCTGGCGGCTCGCAGTGGGCGGATCGTGGAGTTTGGACATAGCGAGGCCGAAGATGCGGTGATTGCGGCTTTGAAGGCTGCGGCGAGCGCGGATGAGACACCTGCGCAGCGGGCGATGCTGCTCAAGCGCGGCCTTATCGAGATGGTGAAGGGCCAACTGGTGATCAACGAGCGCGGCTATGACATGATGAAGAAGGCAGGCGTGCCGCCGAAGCTGACTCCCGAGGAACGCCGCGAAGAGATCATGGGGACTGAGGAAGAGAAACGGCTTTCCAGGTTTAACCACGGAGAGCACGGAGGACACGGAGTGGAATTTGCGCGGGGGGATTATGCTCTCGCTTCAGCAGAGGGTGTTTTATCAAAACTTAACCCGGCCTTTAGCTTGGCGCGCTCGCGGAGCCTGACATTAGGTGGGGCGAAAGCGGTTGCGGCGCGGGTGCCGAGGCGCGGAACTGCCGAGGTAAAAAAACTTGCCGATGCGGTGCGGTGGCATCGGAATAATAGTAAGCTGGCCCTTAAAAACCTTCCGCACAATGTAAATTCAGAGCAAGGGATTTTTGAGAAAATATACGAAGGCTATCCTTATTAAGAGTTCTCCCTCCGTGTCTTCATCCGGCGGGGCAGCGAGGGCACTACGCCACTCAGTCGTAGCCTGGGGCGGGTCGATGTTTGGTCGGCCCTGACTTGCTGAAAAAGTGCAAGGAAGCGCATCGGGCAGGTGAGCGACCTGGCCCCCGTCGGACCTTCTTGAAGTTTTAAGTTTTAAGCATTAAGTTTTAAGTCGCGCTTCTGCGTGAGGTAAGCCGTGAGTGCCTTGAGGCGCGGGTTTCGCTTGTGTATTACTTGTGTGTTTCCCGCGTCATTTTCCCGCCTGCCGCCAGCGGACTCAAACCACGGAGGCGGCGCTACGCTCCTAAATCGATCGCGGGCCTGAGATCGTTGTTCTCCTCGATTCGTAGCATTCGAATATCGCTGACGCTGGCTGCGAACCATGGGAATGTTTGAGAGAGTTGCTGGGCTGCAAGGACGCACTTTACGGCATCGATGTCTTTGCCGAAATACGCCGACCCTTGTTGCCACTCGAATCCTTTGTTGGTGAGGAATTTTTTGATGTCGGCGTAGGCGTTGTTGTGGGATGTCGATCCGTAGGTTTGCTTCAGGGTTTCCTGATCCAAGTCAAAAATAATGGCATACATGCGATTGGCGGTGGGTAGCGGGGCAGCGGTGGTTTTTGTTTCTGGCAAAAAATGAGCAACCATAGAGCGACACTCATTCTTTTTTGAGGATTGTAAAGCCTTTGTTGACTGCGTGGCTTGGCTGTGAGGCGAAGCCTGGAGTCAGGCGGCGAGCGGGGAGCCTTGAAACCCGTATTCTTAAAAGGAATCACCACCCAAGCGGCAATACACGGGGCCGCTACTGAAACCGTGATCCGGCGTCACGCCCGGACGCCTCGCCCTCTTAGTTTTAAGTTTTAAGTATTAAGTTTTAAGAGCCTCCTCTGTGCTCTCTGTGTCCTCTGTGGTTAATTTGCTCCTGCCCGTTGACTCGCTTTTGCGGGAGTATGGCGAATGTAAACAAGGTGATATTGATCGGGAATGTGACGCGGGATGTGGAGGTGAAGGCTACTCCGAAGGGAACGGCTGTGGCGGGCATCACGCTCGCGGTGAATCGCAGCTACAAGGCGGACTCGGGCGAGAAGCGGGAGGAGGTGACTTTCGTAGATGTGGAGCTATGGGGCCGTGTCGCGGAGATCGCGGGCGAGTATGTGAAAAAGGGGAATCCTCTCTATGTCGAGGGTCGGCTCAAGCAGGATTCGTGGGAGGACAAGGACTCGGGGCAGAAGCGCACGAAGCTGAAGGTGGTGGCGGAAAATATCCAGCTTCTCGGCTCTCGGCAGTGTGCAGCGAAGGCGGCAACCGAGGAACGGCCTGTGGAGGCGGCTTCCGAGTCGCCGCGCGTGGTGGAGCAGGAGAGCGATGATATACCATTCTGAGGGGATTGACCGAAGACCAGGGGCGAGACGAGCGGGAGCGAGCGAGTCAAAGGACACAGAGAGCACAGAGGAGATGTTGAAAAAACAGGGTCGTTTTTTCAACAGGCCAATGCGTAACCACCGCCACAATTCGGACACAGATCCGGACATCATGTCCGGATTCTTCCCAATTCCGGCGACCTATCTGATATACGCCGCCCCGCATATACGAAGAATATACGATCGAGCGTATCGAATTCAATCTCTATGTGAGCCATTTGAGCCATTTTTGAGCCGTTTCCCAATGACCTCCCGCATGCCCCGGCGCTCGGTTGTGGTTAATTTCTTCCTTCATCCGTTGACTTGTGTGGGGTGGCATTATGGCTTTCGACGATTCCTTTGCGCTTTCTGATGCGGTGGCTTTTGCGGAGATGGGCGCGCCGGTTACGATCAATGGCACGCAGATCGTGGCGATCCGGCAGCCGAACGAGGTCACAAACATGGCGGTCGATGGCGGGCTCGCGCGTGATGACTCGGCGAAGTTTGAGGTATCGCTCTCGGATTTTACGCAGTTTGCCATAAAGGTGGGCGTGCGTGTGCAGCAGGGGGCGGAGGCTTGGCGTGTGGCGGCGGTGCGCAGGCGCGGCGGCACGGTGGATCTGGTCTGCATGAGCACGAGCGGGCAGAGCGGAAGAGAGTTTTGAAGGATGAAGTATGAAGGAAGAAGGATGAAAAAAAAGGCTCTCGCAAAGGCACGGAGACACGGAGGGGCAGGCTTCGAAAACTTAAAACTTAATTCTTAAAACTTAAAACTTTTCAACTATGGATGAAGTCACAGGAGTTATCGAGAGTGAGATCGTGCGATTGCTGCTCGATGGGGCGGTGGTGGATTGCGATGTGCTGCCAGGGCGCGCGGAGCCGCAGGAGCGGGCCGACGAGTATGTGAGCGTGGTGGCCCTGGAGGCCGAGTATCGCGCTGGGAATACCTATCTCGTGGAGTTGGAATTCCGCGTGGTCGTGCCGGTGGATGATACCGATGCGATCGTGCGGCAAAAGGAGCGGCTGCGCCAGGTCGTGGATTGGGTGCAGTGCGAGGACTCGCCGCTGCGGGGCTTCGAGAGCGAGGTGCTGCGCTTGCACGGCCATATCATGCGCCGCCTTTTCAGCAAGGTCGGCGAGCGCAGCCGCGCGGAGATCGCCCATGTGCGATTCGGAGCGACGGCGCTGAGTTGACGGCGGGGAGGGAGTGAAAATGGAGGATATCAATTTATGGCACTAACAAGATCAGGAGACGCTTTCGTATTCGGCCCAGAGGGCAATGGTGTTGGCGCACCGGGCATGGGGATTATCTCCAAGAGCACGCAGCGCAAATACGGCTCGGAAATCGAGATCGTCGGCGGCGATGGCGAGTTGGTGGATAAGGTTTACTCTGGTGCGGAGGATACGGTCGTGACCACGGAATATGTGAGTTCGACGGCAATGCCTACGGATGCTTTGGGAACTGGCAGCTTGACGGCTGGAGTTCTTACCCGCGTGTCCTTGCAGCTCAGTAACGAGGATATGGCCAAGGTGGAAAAGGAAATGCTGAAGATAACACTCTAAAAAGGATAAAAATATGGCTCTAATGACATTGGCAAATGCGACAGGCGTGGGGGTTCCTGCGGCTGAAAATACTCAGGCTGGGATCACTGCGATCACTCAAGCCTCGATCGAGCGCGCGGCAGGGACAGTGGTGCGTGCCAAGAATGGTCTCGGCGATGTGAAGGCTGTCTTGATTGGGAAAGAAGTGATCACGATGAATGTGAGCGGTTATTCCACAAGCGCCGCTGGCGCGGTCTTGGGCTCGGCCATAAAGGTGGGCGGCAAGGAAGGCAAGGTAGTGTCTGCAAGCATCGAGGCTACGGCGGAGGACTTTACCAAATTCAGCGCGCAAGGCGCTGCATTGAAGGACGCGTCCGGCGGCGGTTCTTAGGTGATTTGATTGATCTTAAAAGCCCGCTGGTCTCCAGCGGGCTTTTTTGTTGACTCGCGGAAATGAGGCATGGGTGGCGAGTATTTTGTATTTGACGAGCGGTTCGCGGAGGCGTTTTTGCATGAGGGGCGTCCGGCAAGGGTCATGGGAATGCGGCTGCGGCCTTTTTCCTACTGGCATAAGGTGCAGTTGGAGTATGTGCAGAGCAAGGTGCTCTTGGGCGGGGCGGGATTGTGGGATGCGTGGGTGGCGGCCAAGGTGTGCTCCACCGAGTATCCGCAGAATGCGAACTTTCGTAAAAGCTACTCGAATCTCTGGATGCTCTGCTGGCACGCGAGGTATGGATGGCGCAGCGTGAAGCGGGAGATGGAGAGGCTCACGGCACACATCGCCGACTTTGCTAGTCCGCCGAAGCTCTGGAGCGGTAAGGGGAGTTCGAAGGTGCGGCTCGCCGAGGCGCTGGAGGAG